ATCATCTAACCTACCCCAAAATTGTCTGCGTCTACCAAAGGGTGTAATTAAATTTCCCGTTGTCTGTAATTCTTTTACAACTTCATTATGCCATGACCTAATCCCAGGAAATGCCCCCTTTACTTTCACAAGCTGTTGCGTACCACTGCCTATAACTTCCCCCATCTCTATGAGTTCCTCGAAACCTCCACGTTTATCTTGCTTATGCCATCTGTTTAAATTATTCAACGGTTCAACCCCACCATAATATAACAATTGAAATCGCTTGGCTTGTGAACCTTTGATCTTAATGTTTCTTGATACGGTAGTATGAGACGCACCATAGTTAGTGCCATGACCCGCCCTCTTGCATACATCACGGTATGTATAGTTGCCGAAGTAAGGCTGATCCGCCAGTTCCCTATTCTGTTCCTGGTCTTCCGACCAACCCAAGTTAGGCCATATCATTTTTGCTACTTCCGTATGAAGATCAGAACTTTCCGCCGCATTTATATATCCTTCATCACCAGACAGATAAGCTGTTGCCCTAGATTCCGCCGCCTGCAGGTCAGCATAAAACATAATGCGCCCACGATCGGGAATAAAAATAGCCCGCAAATCTTTTGTAATGTTTTGAAGATTAGTTCCCGTAGACCAGGGAGATTCCTTAGAAGACCACCGCCCTGTCTGTGTGCCAGACACTTGATATGTACAACGTATGCGACCATCACCATCCCTCTTTGTAGCCAACACTGCCAACATCTTATCAATATCTCGCAATGCTATGATGATTTTACAAAACGGGCGAGCACGAGGATACTCTTCAATCAAATGTTCAAGAGCATTGTGATCTGTGGAAATTCTTTGCTTGCCTTTTTCATACTTAATTTCCTCGGGAAGATTTAAATATGTATAAAGGATTTCTTTTAATTGGTAAGGGCTGTTATGATTTAAATTCTTATCCCATACTGCATTTGCAAACAAGTTAAGCATGCGCTCAAGCTTAAGCCTTTTCTTTTTCAAGGGGGCACGTATGATTGTAACCGCCCTTTCATCCACTCGAAGACCACGCAACACCATAGAGATGGCAGGTCCCAAGCAACTGCGTTCAAATTCGTAAGTGTTTTTAGTATGGTTGTCTAGTTGGGGGGATAGTTTGTTCCAAACTTCTGCTGTTATTTCACAATCAAGACCGCAATATACCCATAAAGACTGTTCATTATTGAGATTCTCTTTCTTTAAATTCGTGTTTCGGATTATCCTCGCCATTTAGTTTCTCCTGTATCTCCCCTGCGATAGCCATGTATGCAGCTCCATCCACGTATGTATCCCTGGTTCTCTTACCTAATTTAGTTCTTGCTATTTTTAACAAGCACATCATCACAGCGACCTCATGTCCTGTGAGTGGGTGGTCAAGATAGGCTGACCACAACTTAGCAATGTTGCCGTGATTAATAACTTTGTTTCCATATTCTAATTCCCTATCCCCTTCTACTAATGTCACTGCGTCTCTTAGAAAATCTAAGGTTCTTTTTGTTTCTATCATACTCTCCCTCTTTGTATCTAGTAAATTCTTTTCGTGCCCGTTCGGGATCTACTTCCGCTAACGAACACACCAATTCAAATTCTTCTTTCTTATATTTTAACCATAGTTCTACGTCTAGTTTGTTTTGCAAACCATCTTTGGACTTACCTTTGTAGGCGAAGTCTTGGACGGCTTGATCTAAAATTGCTCTCCATAGAGAGATTAAATTCTCTACGTCTTTTACATTTTCGGGCAACGGTTTGACCGAAAACAATTGTGATCGTTTCATTATATTTATGCATCTGCTTTAGTACTCTTTGAAAACTTGGCTAAGGTTTTCCAAGCACTCTCGTTTGTGTATATAGAGCCGAGAAAAGCCAAACCTTTTTCTTGTTCTGGTTGTAATGAATGCTGGGCATGCATGGTATCATGTATGATACCCTTGACATGTATCCCTTGTTTGTATGCTAACCATGACACATCATATAATTGATTCTGTGCCACCTTAACAATCTTTTCGTTTTCCAGGATTTTTTTCACCCAGTGCCAAGCTGCAACTTCATCAGTAGCAGACCAGTAATTATTTAATTCTTTATTCTCGTCACGAAAAGGAACAACCATTGCAATAGTAGGGTTGGGCGCAAAGCCTATACACTTTATAAAGCCTTCGGTTGGATCGGTTTCAATATCAAATGCGAGAGGGTTGTCGTGATTTGCTTCACTGATAAATTTTTTATAAAATTCATCTAGGTCAGATAGAGTAGGTTCAATCCATATATCTCTGTCTGTGTGTTGTAATTGTGAGGAAAGGGATTCTCTTTTTGCTTTTTGTAAATCAGCTACGAAGTGCGGTCTGTATTTAAAATTTTTAAGAACAGAGACAGGACTATAGGTTGGTACAATCTTATAGTTGTGTAGGTCAGAATGACGCAATGAGGTTGTGAAGGTTGCGCCTCTATATGTACCAATCTTATCTAGTCCTGTCAATGCCCACAAGGACAAGGAGCCCATAGGAATGATCACCCTGGGTTGAACGTCCTCGATCTCTTTGTGCAAACGTACTATTTCATCTTCAAATTTTTTCTTAAGGTATCCCTCTTTCTTTGGTGGTAAACTTGATCGCCACTCATTCTCTTTACCTAAGGCTTTATATTCTTTTCTCTTGTGAAAAAAATATTGAGTGTCATTTTGGTGGGGCTTTAGTTGTATGGTGTGAGTGAGTAAGCAGTCATCGAGGTCTATCTTGGCAATGTCACAAAGCTCTCTGAATAATTTTCCCGTGCCCCCTTGCAGGATTTTACTAGCGATTGTTTCACTGTTAGTAGGGTACTCGAATATAAAAGCAATCTTGCAATCCTTGACTGATTTAGGTTTGCAAGACTCTATTCTTTTATTGACTGCATACTCACTCATAAAGACGTTCCTTCTTAAGAACGCGTTTTATTGACGCGACAAGTATGTCTTTATTTCTGCCGACCATCTCGTGTTTCACAACACCACTAAATGTTTGACCGATTGCTTGCTCAAGCAATTCGCCGAACGATGCTTTATCGCCCATGTCAAGTGCCTTCACAAGGAAAGCTTTCAGTGACAATGCAGGATTATTTTGTTGCATTGCTTTTGGTGTTGCCCAAAACTCTATTCGAGTTGGTTCAGCATTGGATAAATCTGAATCAGTAAGATCAGATTGTATGATTCCAACTGCCTTGCAGTTAATCCTAACCAAAGGAGTTTGGTTTTCACCCACCCTATCGGAACGATAAGATGTAATAGTGAAATCATAACTGCCTTCAGGCAAGGTAACTGACTCAGGCACATCTCCTGGAGTCATACTTAAAAAGTCATTAACATCAGACATTGGTTTTACCTCCTGTATTATTTGTTAATTTATCTTTCGCGTTCTTTTGAATAGCATCAAATAATTTTGCTAAATTTAATTCGTAATTAGCCTCTAATAATTTAGGTGCTGTTACTTTTAAATCCATCTTATGATCTGATACCGTTCGGAGTGTGCGTTCCACTCCTTTATTTGAAGCCCTAGTGTCTATTCGGCATACACAATTAAAGTATCGTCCTATCTTAGTAGATAATTTAGAACCAACACTTGTTGGGTATGCTTTGGAAACACCTAAGTCTCCCTCCATGTACTGCATGTGAGTAGTAACCACCACATTACAAGGAACTTCCGATCCCGTTATATACTGTATGATATGTTGGACATCACGAGCCGCTGTTCCCCACTCTGGTTGAGTAGGTTGGTCTGTTGGTTTTTTATTATTAAAAACCAGAGCACCACGCAAAGCTGATTCGCCCATCAATGTCAAGCTGTCTATAACAAGAACATCTTTATTAGTCCACGATTTAACGGGACCGTAATCTTCATCTCCATCTTTCCATTGCGTAATTAATTGAACACCCTTACGAAAAGCACTTGCTTGTCCGAGAGCATCCTTTAATGTAACATAAGACACGCGTTTAACTGCGTCCTTATTTAGAAATTCAGGAAGAATAGATAAGCCGTCATCATAATCTAATATGCGTAAGTTATAACCTGCATTTGCTAATGCCGCCAGAGCTGAAGTCTTACCAGATCCCGAATCTCCCACGAGTAATAACTTTGTATAGTCAGATGACTTATGATTTTTTAT